AAGTAGAAACTCTAAAAGTAACCGTAAACTTCTAAGGTAAAACCATGGCTCTGAATTTAAATACTAGTCCTTATTTCGACAACTTTGACGAAGCTAAAAAGTTTGCTCGCATTCTGTTTAAACCAGGAGTTGCGGTTCAAGCCAGAGAATTAACACAACTTCAAACAATGCTTCAAGATAGCATTGAAAATTTTGCTGATCACCTTTTTAAAGATGGCGCAAGAGTAAAAGGCGCGAACGGAACTATTCGCAAACGCGACTTTATCAAAATCAATGACCTTGATGCTGCTTCAGCTACAGTCTCTAATGACACACTTATTAATTATGTTGGTGACACTGTCACAGGAGGAACTTCGGGTCTTACAGCTAGAGTTTCAAAAACTGCTACTGGTCTTGATACTGATGCTGTTGATAAGAAAACTCTTTATCTCGATTATATCCAAGGTAGTTCTACTGGTGCATATCTTCACTTTGAGGCTGGTGAAACTCTGACAGTGACATCAACAGATTCAGGTCGCAATGGCGATACGTTTGTTGTTGATAATGGTGTAGATACTGTTGACCCAACTCGCAACTATTTCGGTCAAGGTATAGATTTTGTAATCGAAGACGGTATCCTTTATATCAATGGTTATTTCGTATATCACGATGAGCAAGAAATAACACTCGAAAAATATAAGTTAACAGCTAATTCATATGTTGGCGTTACCTTTACTGATTCAAAAGTTACAGCAGACGACGACTCAACACTTAACGATCCAGCTACAGGAACATTTAACTTCAATGCTCCAGGAGCCGATCGTTATAAAGTTTCAACAACCATTGCGAAACTTGGTCTCACAGAAACAAATAATTCTGATTTTGTTTCCCTTTACACAGTTGAAGATGGCAGGCTTTCGCGCGGCGACGATGTTGGCGATCTAGATTTTTATAACAAACTCGGTGCTACACTAGCTTCAAGAACTAAAGAAGAAAGCGGTAATTATGTAATTCGTAACTTTGAAGTTTCTGTTCGTGAGCATCTTAAAACATCAGAAAATAGAGGTTATTTGACTTCTGCTAATGGTGGTTCTGCTGATCACATCGCTGTTGGTGTTGGTCGCGGTCTTGCTTATGTGAATGGTTATCGCCGCGAGTTTTTGTCACCAACTTATGTAAAAGTTGAAAAAGCGAATGATACAGTTATCGAAGAAGGTTTCACTACATCGACATCTTATGGCAACTATATTCTTGTTGATGAGGTCGCTGGTAATTGGAATCTTAAAGAAGGTGACTTAGTAAAATTTGGTGACACAGCTTCTGACGCCGCCACAGATAACACGTATTCTATTCATGCTGCACCATCAACTATTATTGGTCAGGCTCGTGTTCGCCAAATTCGTTATGATAGTGGAACCATAGGAGCAGCAGCTTGTAAATATCGTCTTTATGTTTATGACATTCGTATGACAGCTGGTGAGTTTGCCGATATCAGAACAATTTATTATAATGATGCTGCAATTAATGGATTTGCCGACCCTGTTTTGGAAAGCAGTAAAGCTGTTCTTAAAGAAGCCAAACAAAATGCATTGGTTTTCCGTGCACCATATTCTGCTGCTAAGACTCTCGCTACTGATACTGGCGGAACTTATGATAATAATTACACATATCAGAAAGATTTTTCTACTGAATTCACAACATCAGGCACATCGACACTGACTGTTACAGGAACTGAAACTTTCCCATATTCTTCTACTCCAACACAAACACAGTTGGATACAGAGTTCTATATGGTTTGGCAAGCTGATGTAACAATCGATGCCGTGACATATAAAGCTGGTGAGCCATTCCGTTTAACCCCATCAATGATCACTTCAATCAGTAATACAGCTGTTAATATTGATGTTGGAACTACTTTGAGTGGCGCGACTGATGCAACAATCAAAGTAAAAGTTAAACAAACTGATGTTACACCGACACCTAAAAATGCTTTGACATCTCGTTATGTTAAAATTGATACCTCAACAAATGAAAATGGGGCTGTTGGTCCATGGAACTTGGGTATTACCGATGTTTATAACATCGAAGCAGTTTACATCGATGGCTCAGCATATTCTGAATCTGGAACTGACTATAAATCTCAGTTTATCTTAGATAATGGTCAATCTGACAACTTCTATGGTCATGCCAAACTGATCAAGAAACCAAGTGCTACGATTTCAACAACATCAAAATATATCGTTGTTAAGTTCTCTCACTTCGATCCTAACTATGGTGGTTCGGTTGGTTCTTACTTTGCGATTGACTCTTATCCTGTAGATGACACAGGTGCTTCTGGTATTTACACGTATCAAATCCCAGTTTATCGTTCCCAAAAACTTGGGATATTCGATTTGAGAGACTGTATTGATTTCCGCCCTTATGTTCAAAACACAGCCACAAGTTCAACAACTCTGGCAGGTGCTGACGAGAATCCACTTGAAACATTCCAGTTTAAGTCGATTTCTGGCGGCTATGAAATGCCGATTCCAACTGAAACATATACAACAGATGCTGAATATTATCTGCCTCGTATTGATAAGGTTGTTTTGTCAGAAAAAGGAACGATCGAAGTATTACAAGGTTCTTCTAGAAGCGACCCACGTGCGCCTGTTACTCCTGTTACAGTAATGGAGCTTGCTACGGTAAACCTTCCTCCGTATCCTTCACTTTCTCCTTATCTTGGAAGAATTAATAACAGAAAAGATTATGCATGTAGTGTTTCTCTGAGACAAAATAAGCGTTATACGATGGCTGATATCGGTGCGATTGAAAAACGCATCAACCGCCTTGAGTATTACACATCTTTGAATATGCTTGAGAAAGATACAGAAAACCTTACTATCACAGATGCTTCTGGTAATGATAGATTTAAGAATGGTATCTTTATCAATAACTTTGCTGATCACAAGTTGAGTAATTTAAGAGACCCTGACTTTAATGCTGCTGTTGACACACAACGTAAGTTTTTAACGACTAACTTCTTTGAAGAACAGATCGATGTAATTTATGATAGTGTAAACTCAACAGGTGTTCAGAAAACTGGTAACTTGTTAACGCTTCCTTATACTCTCGTTGACAACCAAAGAAATATTAACGCTTCTAAATCCCGTAACTGTGTTGGGGCGTTATTATTCAATTACAAAGGCGACCTTGAACTGTATCCACAATCCGACAACTTTGTTTCGATTGAAGATGGTGGTGATACTGTTGTTGAACAAAATGCACTCGGACAGGCTCTTGAGCAGTTTGCTGATAGTCTGAATAATGCTGGTATTGTTAATGGTATTGAAACCACAATGGCAGGGACGCCCTCTAACGATCCACAAGATATTACATTCGGCGGTTCCGACCGCTTCAGAGACACTGGTGGATTTAGAGGAAGGACAGTATATACTGGTGGCGTTGAATTTAATGCTTCCTTTGACCAAACAGTCGAGTCTGATTCTCTGCAACAGTCAGTTGATGTGTTGACGATTGAATCTACTGGTAATGATGTTGTTAATCAAAACTTCGGTGACCGTGTAATTGATCTTGGTTTCTCACCATTCATGAGAAGTCAAAATGTTACATTCCACGCAACTCGCTTAAAACCAAATACTAGAATGTATGCATACTTTGATGGTGACGATGTTTCAGAACATACTCGTCCGTTGACATATTCAACATTTACTTCTGCGCTTTCATCTGGCGTTGATAATTTCTGGTCAGACTTTAACGAAACAACTAACGACTATGGCGATGCTCTTGTAACTGATTCTGAAGGTCGTTTGGCTGCTCAGTTCCGTATCCCAGAATCTACCTTCCGTATCGGTGAGAAAATTCTTAGGTTGTCGGATGATAGCTTGAACAGAGATGACTTCACAACATCTTCTTGTGAGGGTATGTTTAGTTCTTTCGGTCTCGATGCTGTGTCACAAGGTATTATCACATCCACGCAGGTTCCTTCTTTTGCGACAAACACGGTTCAAGGGAATCCACAAACTGTAGCAAGTCTTGTTACTGATGTTCGTGTTGAAGATGTAACATCAAGTGTTGCTGTTGATTTTGACGCCACAGTTAATGACCCAGTTGCTCAAACATTCCTCATCACACAAGATGAAGGTATGTTCTGCCCAGCAATTGACTTGTATTTCCGCACTAAATCATCAACAGATGGTATCACTATTCAGATTCGTGAAGTTGTGAATGGATATCCAGGGTCTCGCATTGTTCCTTACGGCAGCAAATACCTTTCGCCATCAGATGTAAATATTTCAACTGAAGCTGGTGATGGAACCGTGACATTCGCAGCAACACAGGTAACATTTGATTCTCCTCTGTTTTTGGAAGGTGGTCGAGAATATTGTATCGTAACCCTTCCACAAGCTAACAACCCTGATTATGAAGTTTGGGTTTCTGAACTCGGTAAGAATAAAGTTGGGACAACTGAGCGTATTGTTGCTGAGGATGTCTCATCTGGTATCCTGTTTATTTCTGCTAACAACAGAACTTGGAACGCTTTCCAAGCTGAAGACTTGATGCATAGAATTTATCGCTGCTCGTTTACAACAGGAACAGACGGTGTTGCTAAATTCACAAATGGTCCAATTGACTACTTGAAATTTACAGACTATACCTCTGGCGTATTTAAAGCTGGTGACTCCTTACATGCCTTTGACGTCACATTGAATAGTGGTGGTTCAGGTCATGTTGTAAATGATATTATCACCTTAACAGGATTTGGCAACGGCACTGGATTGAAAATTAAAGTTCTTTCTGAAACTGCTGGTGTTATTGATGCTGGTATTGGTGTGGGATTTGAAATTAATGATATGGGTTCTGGCTACACAGCTGATGGAACCGCTATCACTCAATCATCAACCACAGGCGTTGGCACTAGTGCTACCTTTGATGTTGTAACTAAAACAGGCTCAGTTGAACGCTACTCTGGTTTGTTTGATGTTGCTCGCGTCAAGTTAATAAAATCTGATTTTGATGTTTCTGACATCGTATCAAACGGATCGACACAAGGAACTTTGTCAACCATCGAAAACAAAATTTACAACTCAATTTTGTTGAACTTCGGCGAGCTTATTCTCCCTAAAACTTCGGTCGCACATCAATATGATGGAACGGCATCTTCTGGCGTTTCTTCTAAAGGAACAACGAGTCGTAAGTTGGTTAAAGGTGAGAAACAAATAACTACTAAAGAATATGCAGTTTACTCTAATTCTAACGAGGATGCTAACCTTAGTGGAGATAAATCCTTCAACAACCAAGCCACTATGACATCAACATCTGAGTTTGTTAGTCCTGTTATTGACCTTTCTCGTTGTGGCTTCATTACAACTAAGAATAATGTTAATAACGATTCTACAAATGAAGATTCTACAAATAGTGGTAATGCCCTTTCTAAGTATATTTCTAAACGAGTTAAACTTGCTGATGGCCAAGAGGCTGAAGATTTGAGAGTTTATCTTGATCAACTCACGCCAGTTGGTTCAGAAGTTAAAGTTTATGGTAAATTCCTTGCTGCTGAAGATGATGCTGATTTCCGCGAAGAACTTGATTGGTTCGAACTTAGCCTCGTGAGCACTCCAGATGCAGATGGTTTGAGCCAAACTCAGTTCATTGAATACCAATATCAAATCGCCAATGCTAACCTCGATGGTAATGATGTATTGTCATACAGCATTGATAGGGTTGATGCTACTTCTGTGACAGCTGGCGGTTCTGGATATGTAACAGCACCGACAGTTACTTTCTCTGGCGGCACAGCAATCAAACAAGCTAAAGGTTATGCGGTATTAAGTTCTGGTGCAGTAAGTGATATCATCATCACTGATCCAGGAAGGTATGAAACTGGTTCAGCTGCTCCTACGATTACAATCGCTGGCGGCGGCGGTTCAAGTGCCACTGCTACTGCTACTCTTGGCTCCACAACTTATACTGAATTTAAAGAGTTTGCTGTTAAAATTGTGATGCTAACAGAAAATACCTCTAATATCCCACGGTTGAAAAACTTGAGAGCGATTGCGCTGCAGGTGTAATATGAGTGAGTTTTTTACAGATAAATATAAAAGAGATGATGCTACGAATGCACTGATCAGCACTGATTATTCTGGTTTAGCAGCATATAAAGCGAAGAAAAAACAATCTATGAAGATTGATGAAGTTTGTGATGATATAAATAGTTTAAAACAAGACTTGGCTGATATAAAAGAAGCCCTACAAATAATTCTAAAGAATAGGTAAGAAAAATGTCAACACTTACAACTCGTTCAGGTAAAGGATCTCCGCTCACTAATACTGAAGTGGATACTAACTTTACAAACCTCAATACCGATAAGTTCGAAAGCGGAGATGATATCACAGTTGATGACATTACGGTATCTGGACGCTTTATCGTTGGTGTTGATGCTTCTGTTACTGCTGCTGGCACAACTCAAGGAACTGCTACTGCTCTCACAAAAACTTATAATATCGTAAATACTGCTTCAGCTAACCAAGGTGTTGCTCTTCCTGACGCTTCAGCTGGCACAAGGGTTACGATTTTTAACTCAACAACTGCCACGATCAAGATCTATCCATATACCAACGAATCAATTAATGACTTGACAGCCAACGCTGCTTTGTCGCTTGGTCCAGAAAAGGGTCGTGACTTCGTTGCTGTGTCTGCTACTCAGTGGCAATCAACTGACGAAGGCGATGCCGTAGTTGCTACAACTATTGACGCATCTGGTCTTGCTTCCCTTGATGGCGGTATTGATGTAGATGGCGCATTTAGTGTTGCTGACACTTCAGGTAATATCGACACTTCTGGAACATTAACTGTAGATAGCCTCTCATCTCTTGATGGTGGTATCGATGTTAACGGTTCAAACTTCACAGTTGGAACTGACGGAGACATTACTACTGCTGGCGACTTGAGCGTTACTGGAACTACAACACTTTCAGGCGACCTGAAATATGGTATTACTGCTTCAATTACAGCTGCTGGTTCAACGCAAGGTGATGCTACATCTTTGACTGAAACAGTAAATGTTGTAACAACTGCCTCTGCTAACCAAGGCGTTAAGCTGAAATCTGCTGTTGCTGGTCTCAAAGTTGAAATTTACAACAACACTTCAGCCAATATTAAAGTGTATCCAAATACTTCTGACACGATTGATGGCGGTTCAGCAAATGCTGCTAAAACATTGGGTGCTCGTTCGTCAATGATTTTAGTGTGTTCAAATTCTACTGACTGGGAAATCCAACGTCCGATCGCAATATACAATTCAAGTGGCACTCTACTCAATTAAGGTGAAAATACATGGCTGGTCCAGTAAAAATTAAAGCTCCAAGTGAAACACTTGCGAATGGTGTCACTGGTCTACAGGAGCTTTCTACTGCGGAAATTAAAAATTATACTGCAAATATTCTTACAACACACTTTGCAACATCTACAGGCGTTGGTTCGGTTCAAGTTGGAACATCTGGCGCACCTGCAAACTTCACATCAATCGGAACATTTACAAACCGTGAAAGAGATGATGCTGTAAACACTCACCCAACAGATGGGGCATTTACATCAACTGTTTATACTTTTTCTCAAGGAACTGCTACTGCTACAGATGGCAAAACTGCAAGACCAGTTAGAACTGCTAGCACTGGATCGGTTGACAGTGACCTAGAAGAGTCAACCGATGCCGAAATTGATTCAGAAGTTATTGATGATTGCATCAAAGCAATGGTTGATCAGGATGCTAATACTGCTGGTCAATATTACCTCTCAGCGTCAGCCCCAGCAGGTGGAACTTGGACATCAAGAGGAACTATTACTGATACACAGGTTGATGGCACAGATGTAACTAAGACTCTTTGGCAAAAAACTGCCGCTACGACTGTCCCTTCAACTACAACAAACAGAACACTTGTTAAAGTAACTGGAAGTAATTCTGGCTTCAAAGAATTTTCTGATGCTGAAATCCAAGCATTGGGAGGTCGTTTCCGCAATCGTATCGCCGCTAACAATATCGGTAAATATGTTGTAGATACTGCTGCTCCTGGAACTGGCACTTGGCAGCAAATGGGCGAAACCCTTACTGATCAGCTTAAAGATACTGCCACATATAACTATGCTGGAACATACACAGGTTCTTATTCTGGAACTTATGCAGGAACGTACACAGGCAACTATACTGGAACATATGAAGGAACATATCGTCCTTCTTATTCTGGTTTCCTTGGTCCATCTTACACTGGTAACTATTCTGGAACATACGCTGGGAATTACACTGGTTATTATACAGGTTCATATTCTGGTAACTACACTGGATATTATGCAGGGGTGACAATTATCAGTTCTTCTTCTACACAAGAATCTAAAAAATTGTTTGTTCGCATCGCCTAAATACTATACATTATTTTATATTATGGAGTCTATATAATGTCTGAAGAAACACTTCCGAAATACAAAGATCCTATTTGGCAGGATAAAGACAATAAACATATTGTTTGCCGCATTCTACAGGGTAATGGTGATTATGCAGTTGCACATATTGTAGCAGCTGACGGTGTCAACCCTGATTTTGATGCTGTGTTAGAAATGTATGGCGAAGAAGAACTTGACCGCCTTACAGCAGAACATAAATCCCAACAATTCCAAATTGAAGCTGCAAATAAAGAAAGAGCTTTGGCTGATCAGGCTAGACATAAACAAGAAATTTTGTTTAATATGAAGCTCGAAGCGTTTGAAATCGAAGAAATCAAAAATTCTCAAAACAAAGATCTTAAGAAAAGATTGCGTAAATCAAAAACGCCGATTGAGGTTAATGCGTATGCCACCCTGCTAATTCAGGATGCGCTGGCTAATGCAGAATAATGGTTATCTTTACGTTGCATCAGTAAATAAAGCATTTTTCGAAGCAGCGAAAACATCAGCGCAGTCTCTCCTAGATTTTTACCCAGAAGCTAAAATAACTTTATTCACCCATGACGATTGGGTTGATGATGAAGCTCGAGATATTTTTGATAATATCATTACGAACGATGTTCCTATTCATATACGAGCCAAGCTCTGGGCATTATCAAAGTCACCTTATGATGTGACTTTGTATCTCGATTGCGACACAATGATAGAACATGAAGATATTTCAACTGTTTTTGATTTGCTGGGGGACAACGATATCTTGTTTACAAGAAACCGCCCCTATAATGCAAAAATAACAAAGCTATCAGAAACTGAAGAAATGATTTATCATTGTGGATTGTTCCTTTACAAAACCTCTACAACCAAACACCTAATGGACAGTTGGTATGATTGGTATCTAGAGCAACAATCGCCTTCTTGGGATCCGACTCCATATCCCGAGGAGGTTCGCAAATGGGATACATTTACTATGTGGAACCTACTAAATAATGGTAACTTTGATTTAAAGGTTGGGGAGTTCCCGCAACCTGACGCAAGGTGGAACTTTGTTTGTGGTTATAAAAGCGATGAACTTCAAGATAAAGAAACTGTAGTTTTTCACTATACAATACCAAAAGAGAAAGTAAGAGTCAGTGAGATTTATAGATCTAAATGATGAGATTCTTGAAGTTCTAAACCAACATAGTGATTGGTTTTTTGATCAAGATTTGTCTGAGCTGTATATTGATCAGCGTGGTGATTCTAGTAGAGAACATTCTCAATCATATGAATATCTGAAAGAAATGTTGCAGAAGCCCATGGGCAAAAAAGAAGGTGAACATGCTGGTCCACCCGAAGTTGTTAAGAACGCTCACTTTGGTCCAGGAAGTAAGTGTCCTAAAAAATTTAAAGAAGAGTCAGCTCGATTTAATGATGAGTTGGTAAAGTTTCTTGGAGCAAGACATAGTGCTGTTCACGTTTATTATCCCGAAGATGGGTATATGGGGTGGCACAACAATTGGGACTGCCCAGGATATAATATCCTGTTGAACTACAACAAGGGTGATGGTTATTTTGAGTATTGGGATGGAGAAATAATTACAACTCTACCAGACCACAAAGGCTGGTCAGCAAAAGTTGGATACTATGGTGGTCAAGATGATCCGTTTTGGCATTGCGCTGGCGGTGGTCCAAGATTAACTTTTGGGTTTGTGATTCCCGATAAAGGTATGTGGGAAATGATGATTGATGATATTACTTAGATCCGATCACCATAAATCTATCGTATTTTTTCTGACCATCCCAAGAGTAATATGTTTGTTCAATCTTACCTTCGTAATAAGTTTCATCTAAACCTATTTGTTTCTTAAGATCTTCAACTGAATTTACACAGTTGATACCATACATTTCTTCAATAACATTACTGTTTTGACAAGCAAATAATGCCATTGGGTTACGAGTTTCTAACTCAGCCAATGGATACATTTGCTCAGTGTTGATAGCGATTACAACATCAGCGTCGATCTTATTCAGTTCTTCAAAAGCAAATGGTATATCTAAACAATGATGACGCATCTTTATAAACTTTTCTTGAGCATAGTGTTTATGAAAAAGTTTAGATAGATCTAATGCTTCCTGATCAAGATCGACTAAATGTAATTCACCAATATCCATATTCTCACATAATAGTGGAACTAGAGGCATACCGAGCCACGAGTTTAATACAAGAACTTTTAGTTTTTCTTGTCGGGCGCAGTTATCAATGTTTTTCAACAGCTCCTCTGTGAGCCAAGATGCAGCCTCTACATGGTTCTCCTCGAAACATTGGCGAAGGTCTGTGAGTTTATGGGGTGCTTTCTGCTCAATAAGATAAAGAGCCTCGCCCCAAAATTTGTAGTTGTTTAGAAAATTAGATTTTAACATCTTCACTTTTACCCATTGAATCAAATAAACAAATATATGGAAGCTCTCTGTAGACATGCTTCTCGGTGTCTTGTGGATAGATATACCCTTGGTTGAAACTGTAAACCCAACCGAGTGGAAATATCTTCATCGGTATTACATGCTTGTCACAGAGGAAGTTATCAATGCCCCGATAGTGCCACATAATCTGCTTCTTATATTTAGTAAAGTATTCCCATAACTCTGCGCCATCAAACGAATCGTTCCAACGTAATACGCTTGAGTTAATATCACTAAACTTATGTGGAACGTGTTTAGTTTCTTCGCGCATGCGCTCGAGATCGTGCCACCAAGTTTTTACTATACCCAAACAGTTTTCAGGATCGAAGTTTTCAAATGATGTAATGTCATGTTGAATAAGAATATCAAGGTCGAAGAAAAGTTTTTCGCCTGTCTGCTCAACAAGAGGTGAAAACAAATACATTTTATTCCACCATTTCTCAAGGTCATTATCTTCTGGGATTAAAATTGGCTCTACAAAGTCAACAAGCCCTGTAGGGTCATCTGTAATACAATACATCTTACGATCGGCTTCTGGAAAATCAGCTGCAATATCGTATGCGATTTTATTCACATAATCAGAACTATATTTTGTTCCCCATTTTACAGTGTAAATATTCATAGATACAACCAATCTAAACCAAACTTCTCAACTCTACGATATCCTAAATCGAATAAAATTTCTTCTCCGTTGGCACGTTCTAATGCTACAGCAGGATGACATTTTTTCAAAGTATCGAGCATACCTTTTAGCGCATGTGGTTCATGCCCTTCAATGTCTAAGTGAACCAAATCAGGTTCTAAGCCATAATCGTCTAATCTAACTTGTTTTATAACGCCATCATTAATCACTCTTGTTGCTCCTGAATTAATTGGATCAACATTTAATCCAACAAAACATTCTTTGTCACCAAGTGCAAGCTCATACATTGTAACATTATCTTCAATAATATTATTTTCTAAACACTTAAAGTTATTTGGTTCTGGTTCAAATGTAATAACGTGTTGGGCATGTTTAGCGTATTGAGCTGTATATAACCCACAATTACCCCCAGCTTGAACAACCGTGAATACTCTCCCAAGTTTTTCTATGATATTATCTGGGATGCTTGGGTGATCAATAGTTAGATGTTTCCAACAGTGATAGTCAGCTTTTGGCCAGAGCCATTCTCTATCATTATATAATCTAATTTCATTCATAGTTTAATCATACATTGATTCGCTAGTAGAGGTTCAGGTCTCAGTGAGTAATCTAAACAAAACTCTTGAATAGCATGCCGAACATCATTATGTTGAATAATATTATAATCGTCGCAAAAAATTACTTGATCAACTATTTCCACACTATGTTTCAGATCATTATATACACCATCAAAGGTGTGATTACCATCTATGTAAATCCAATCTAATCTACCTGTAAATTGATCGAACCATTCAGTTGATGTTCCTCTAAATATAGTTACTGGGTCAGAAGCGAATGTTCGTTTGACTTCTTGATATACATTTTCATAATACTGTTGAACATCTTCATACTTATCAGAGCCGACCATAGGTTTTATGTATGCTAACAGTTGGGTCATAGTTTTTTTATCTACCCAGCCTGTATTATTTTCATCATATACATCTATAGACCATGGGTCAATCATGTATAAATGCTTTGCTTTAGTTAAAAAGTTTTTAGAACTTAGTCCACGCCATACACCTATTTCAGCACCAACCGTGTTATCAGGTATGTAATCTGTTAGGAACTGTGTGTCCTTATTTGTTCCTCTCATCATTGCCAATGCTCCAATAATTTAGGGTCAGCTAATTCATCTTGTTTAGTGCTACCACGTGAAGTATCTTCGAATGGTAGAAGATCCACATTGAACACACATAGGATACAGTTCTCACGATATATTCCTACATTTAAATCATCTTCTTCCCATGAACGACCACGATTATAAGAATATGCCATCCAGCTCGGGAAGTAATCCCATAGCTCACGCCATCTCCAGCTATGATAATTATCCGTGCCATCGGTATAAGTGAACCAAATCTTCTCCTGATGCTTTACCACGTCCCTCCAGATAGGCTCACACTGGTCATCGCTCCATACCTGACAACTTCCATTGGTAAATGCACCATGAGAAACTTTGAATCTTCGAGTATTCATAGGTTCTGGATCCTGCCACCAAGAACGCATTTTGGTAGGTTGTTCCATATTATATGTGATGATAGGAGTAAGATCGTTTTGAATAATTACATCGAGATCTAAGAATACGAACCGACCAGTAGGTTTATCATCGGCGAAATTATGGGTGTTAAAAACGAAAGTTTTTGGGCGATCCCAACAGCGAGCCATTCCGTATTTAAAATCATCCAAACCAAACCAATACTTAGGATGGATGTTCGGAATATCTGGAAAGGGGATAACCTTAATATCAGATTGAAGACCAGTATCATCATCAGTGTAACAATAGAAGTGGAAATCAAAATTGTCAGGGCAGTTTCGCCGAGCCATATTACATAATCGATTGACAAAGTGTGGTCCATACTTCGTACCCCATTTAGCACATACAAAATTTACTCTCATACGCATCGTCCACACTTCTCTTTACAAATTTTCAAATGGTCTTTTTTCAAACTATCATTATAATATTCGAAGTCGTCATTATATACAATATCTTTCAATGCAAAAGATTTGGCGTTATTGTATTTAGGGTTGTAGGGATAGTCGATCGGATGCAATGGATACAATCTGTTTTCTAATACATCCCGTGCAACATATGAACAGGGAAAAATTTGCCCTTTAGCATTGACATATATGCTATTGTCATTTCTAGCCTCGCAATCAATAATCCATTTTTCTTCTTTTTCAGTATTTCTGTATTCATAGGTTTGTGTAAAACTTTCTATATTTTCTCTCGTGACGCTTTTGTTACTTTCATTTGTTGAGAAGTTATTATCAGGTTTCTCGGTTATATCTTCAGTCAATGCTGGCATAATAACTTCGGCTCCCTGATCAGAAAACCAATCTATAATTTTATAATAATCTTTACATTTTGTTGGTTCGGTGAGAGTTCTGAGTAATGTCACATATTCGAGTTTGTAATCTTTAAAGATACGCTTCACATCTTCTACTGTTAACTCATCGTTCTCAACAAATATATCATTAAATTTATTATCAGTGTCATTACTCTTATTTGTAAGTTCTAAAACAACACGAGTTGGAAGATCTTTATACATGTCATACTTACCAAACCAGTGATTTAGT